TAGATTCGGAAATGAAGACATTTATCGTAGTGAAATTTTAAGATTTATCGTGGCTAAATTGGAGACTTTGCGCAAGCGTTAGTGTAATTAATTACATGCCTCCAAAAATCACATTCGACTGGTTTAACGCTGTTAAAACCGTGTCTCTCTTTGTCGCCGCAATTGCCGTTTTGTGGTTGAATACGAATTACGCATCTGTGCCCGATTTAAAAAATTTAGAATTAAAAGTCGCCAAATCAGAAGAAAAAATCTTACTCCTAGATGAGAAAATGAAATCTATTGTTGAATTAATCAATACTAAACTTGATTATATTAAGCGAGACACGGACGAGATTAAAAAGAAAATAGAACAAATTAAATAATTATGGCAGCATGTTTTTGTACTAATTGTGGAAATAAAATGGAGTATAGTTTTTCCGCTCCAAATTTTTGTGGTAAATGTGGTACAAAATTAAATGCCTCTGCTACTTCACCAGCTAGCGTTTCAGCCTCTAAAGTTCAAAAAAACATCCCTGAACAAGATGAAGAATTTGATGATGAAGATGAGCTAGAGGGAGGAAACGGGGACTTCTCAAATGTGAGAGAAGTTCCAATCATTAGAAGTTTGGCTTATGAAGTCGAACACGAACTTAATAATCGTACCTATAAACTAGGGGATTTATTTGGCGTTCCCCAGCCTGCCGACAGAAGAACTCGTCCCGTCTCTCTAGATGACTTTAAAAATAGAGATGCAAGACGTTAATAAAATTTCTTTCGAGGAAAAACTACCAATCATTACCGCTGAAATTCGGAAACGAAAAAACAAGTGGCAATTAAACATTCTTAAATGGCTTTCATTTGAGGATGTTGAGCAAATCATTACTATCCATATCTATAAGAAGTGGGATATGTGGAACCAAGAAAAACCTCTTGAACCTTGGGTTTCGCGCATCATCTCTAATCAAATGCGAAACATTATTCGCAATAATTATACAAATTATGTTAAGCCGTGCGCTAGCTGTGTTCATAATTTAGGAGATGATCACTGTTCTCTTACTCCTAGCGGAATACAAACAAAAGAATGTTCTTTGTTTTCTGGCTGGGAAAAAAGCAAGAAGCATGGTTACAATATTAAGCTTCCTTTGGAATTAGAGAATCATACTCGCGAAGTTGAGTCTATCTCTAGTCATAATTTAGACTTTGATGAGGCGATCTTGTCTCTTAATGTGGAAATGAAAAAGATTTTATCGCCAAATTATTATACCGCTTACTATATGCTGTATTTTGAAAAGAAAAGCGATGAAGAAGTCGCACTTTTTCTTGGCTATCGCTGCAATGAAAAGAACCGCAAAATTGGCTATAAGCAAATCAAGAATTTGAAAAAACTCTTTAGAGATAAGGCTATTGAAATATTAAAGAATAAAGATATTATATGAACGAATTGACACCTGATCAAGAACAATTCATTCGCGACAATTATGCTAAAATGTCGGATTTGAATGAGCTTACTCGCAACTGTTATAACGATCCATCTTTAGACGGCAGAACAAAAGAGGGTCGTTTGGTGCGTAAATTTTTAATTGATAATAAATTTCAGTACAGTACAACAAAGAAAATTAAAAGCGATGAAATTAGCCTAAGCGCTGCTCAAAAAGAATTCATTTTGCTTCAAACACAGTCTGGAGTATCTTCTTTTAGAATCGCGGAAATGGTATTTAGCGACAGAGAGGTTAAGAAGCTTGGATTAGAGCAGAGAACAGTATTAGACTATATTCGTTCTGTTAATCCAGACTTTGTTATTGGAAGCGAGAATGCTTCTCTTACAGAATACTCTCCGCCAAAAGCTTTTGGGAGAATTCTCAAAAAAATTAATGACGCTACTGGTTTAAAACTAGAAGAGGATAAAGTATCTAGACAATACCGCATGTGCGTGGATAAGCTAGGAGTTAATCTTGCGAACTCGCGTTTTGTGGCAATTATTAATAATTATATTTCCAACAAAGATCGTTACTTGTTCGAAGAAGAATTCATTCGTTTAACTTGGGACAAACCAGACTTATCAGCAGATGAACTAAACCTTTACATGAACGTTTGTAAAGAAATCATTAACCTAGAAGTTATTGGTAAACATTTAAATAAATTAAATGACCAGTTTGACGATATTGATGATCAGCAAGATATGACTGTTCGTTTGGCTGAAATTATTAAAGCTAAATCTGGTGAGTATCACCAATGTGAAGGGCGAATTGAAAACTTGACCAAGAAGCTTCAAGGTGATCGCGCAGAAAGAATGAAAAGCAAGTTTAAAGATAATGCCTCAATTATTTCTTTAGTTCAGCTATTTCAAGACGAGGAAGAACGTAAGAATATGGTGAATATCGCGGAGATGCAAAAACAAATCGTTTCAGACGAGGCTAATCGTTTGGAAAGTATGGGAGAATGGAAAGCAAGAGTTTTAGGTGTTTCAAAAGAAGATGTTATTTAACTGTTTAGAATGCAATAATGAGTTTGACTCAGAAAGGAGCCTTCATGCTCACATTAAGAAGCATGATATGTTTCTCCATGATTACTATACCAAACACTATCCTCGCAGAGATCTGTTAACAGGAGATTTACTACCTTTTAAAAACAAAGATCAGTATTTTAATACTTATTTTTTAAACAGAGATCACCAAAAAACTTTCTTTGCTAATAAACATAGCAGAGATTGGGAGTGTTCTCTTGTTTTGATGAACATGCTAGAGTACAGGATTAAGGATGGCGTCGCTCCTAGTGAGGTTGAATTGCAAAGTTATAACTTGCCAACTATTTCTACATATAAAAGATTTTTTAATAGTTATGTAGAGGCTTGTAAGAATGTCAATGCTTCTCCTAAGTTTTCTTCTCATCTTCCAAAGGATTTCTCTAATAAAATTGATGCGAAAATCTTTATTGATACTAGAGAGCAGCAACCTTTAGATTTTGATCGCAGCGAATCACTAAAGTTGGACTTGGGAGACTATGCTATAGAAAACCAATACTTTAGCTATACGTTCGTCGATAGAAAGAGCGAGGGTGATTTCAAGTCTACGCTCAGCCAAGACAATCTTGAGCGGTTTAAACGCGAAATGCGGCGTGCGCGTGAGCAAAGCTCTTTTATTTTTGTTGTAGTAGAGAGCGATATAGATCAAATCGAAAAAAACAATATTAAAGCTTCTCACAAATGTAACCTTTCTTATATTTACCATAATATGAGAGCCGTACAAAATGAATTTAAGGACTGTTGTCAGTTTGTGTTTTCTGGAAGTAGGGAAAATAGCCAAAAGCTTATTCCCAGAATCTTATTCCATGGTAGAAAATTATGGAATGTAGATTTACAATTTTATATTAACCAAGGAGTACTAAATGGCGTGGATTGAAGGAAATCAAAAACGGAGAAAACATTTCAAGAACATTAATAATGAGATTCTTGCAATGGAAGGCTATCTTGAAGAGAAAGATGCTAAGATATTATTCTATAAATTCTTAAAAGAGAATCCATCTTTTACTTGTGAATTACTAACTGGCGTTAAGCTCTTTCCGTTTCAGCACATGGCTATTAAGTCTATGATGCTTACTGATTATTTCTTAGGGATCTGGAGTCGTGGTCAAAGTAAATCATTTACTACAGGTGTATTTGCCGCTCTGGACGCTGTGTTACACCAAGGCGTGCATATAGGCATTATCTCTAAGTCGTTTCGACAAAGCCGAATGATTTTCAATAAAATCGAAGACATTATGAAGACTCCTAAAGCTTCTATGTTTGCAGAGGCTGTAACAAGAGTTTCTAAATCAAATGATCAGTGGGTCATGGAGATTGGAAGAAGCAAAATTACAGCACTGCCCTTGGGTGATGGAGAAAAGCTTCGTGGTTTTCGTTTCCAACGAATGATCATTGACGAATTCTTGCTTATGCCTGAGCGAATTTATAACGAAGTTATTGTTCCTTTCCTTTCTGTTGTGGAAAATCCTACAGAGCGGCAAGAAATCTATAACTTGGAAACTCAATTGATTAACAAGGGAGAAATGACCGAAGAAGATAGAAAACAATGGCCAAACAATAAAATCATTGGCTTATCTTCTGCGTCTTACAAGTTCGAATATTTATACAAATTATATCAACGTTACGAGAGCTTAATTTTAAATCCTGAAAAGTCAGATGTCGCTCATCGCGTTATTATGCATTTGAGTTATGACTGTGCGCCTACTCAATTATACGATCAGTCATTGATTCAGCAAGCAAAATCAACAATGAGTCAGTCTCAGTTTGATCGAGAGTTTGGATCTTTGTTTACAGATGATTCTAGCGGCTATTTTAAAGTTAGTAAAATGGCAGCTTGCACAGTTGTTGATGGAGAGGGTCAAGCAGTTGAAGTTGCAGGAGAACCTAATGACGAATATTTGTTATCTTTTGACCCCTCTTGGTCTGAGAGTGAGAGTTCAGATGACTTTGCTATGCATGTCTTTAAACTAAACAAAGATACTAGAAAATCTACTCTTGTGCATAGCTATGCCATGCCTGGCACTGCATTGAAGGAACATATTTTTTACTTCCTTTATCTTTTAACTCATTTTAATATTGTATGTATCATTGGAGACTACAATGGTGGAGTACAATTCTTAAACGCCGCTAATGAGAGCGAAATGTTTAAAGAAGCTGGAATTAAAATCAATTTATTTGATGCTGATTTTGATAATGTTCAAGACTATCAGACAGCTTTAAGAGATGCGCGAAATCAATACAATTTGGAAGAAAAGAAAATCTGTTACTTGCGTAAGCCAACTTCTACTTGGATTCGTTCTGCAAATGAAATGCTTCAATCATCTATTGATCATAAAAGTATTTGGTTTGCATCTTCCGCAATTAATGACGATTATCAGCGCCAACGTTCTAAGAGAATTCCTATTGAAAAAATAAAATTCTCTCGATTTATTGATGCTGATGAGAAAAATGCTGCTGCTAAAATGATTGATTTTATTGAACATCAAAAAGATATGATTGATCTTACTAAATCGCAGTGCGCTTTAATTCAAATTTCTAGTACAGCGCAAGGAACTCAATCATTTGATTTGCCAGCAAATCTTAGGCGTCAATCTGGTCCAGATAAAGCTAGACGAGATTCTTATTCCGCGCTTGTCTTAGGTAATTGGATGGTTCAAACATACTTTGATATTATGAATCAAAATCAAGAAGAGACTATGACTACGTTTGAGCCAATGTTCTTTTAAAGTACTTTAAAGTAACTTTAAAGTTGGATTTTTAAATTTGTTGTGTAATATAATCAAATGGCAAGATCATACAACAAAAAGTCCGACTATTGGACAAAATTTGAACGTCAATCTCAACCTAATGTTGTGATTCAAAGTCAAGCTCAGTCCTTGACCCAACCTAATTTTGATCCTGCCCTTACTGGAGAGCCTTTCTATACATCTGATGCTTCTTCCATGATGTTTGCAAAAGCTTCTCGCGATGGATTAAGCAGATCAGAGTCTACGGGATCAAGAGTAAATAGCGCTGCCTTAGCTCCTGTATTTGACCGCTACAGTAGTATTCGCGCAGGTATGCTGCCATATAGTTTTGCGAATGATGGTGTTTATGTAAGAGAAGCTATTGAGCTTTGCCAAAAAGCTTATGCTAATGTTCCTGTTTTTCGTAATGCTGTAGATTTAATGTCTGAATTCTCTAATGGAGATATTTATCTTGATGGCGGAACAGAGAAGTCAAGAGACTTTTTCTACCGTTGGATGCGCAAGATTAAAATGTGGAATTTAAAAGATCAATTCTTTCGCGAATACTATCGTGGAGGCAATATCTTCATTTATCGCACAGATGGCAAATTTGATTTAGAAGATTTTAAAAAGCTGTCAACTATGTATGCAGCAGAGGGAGATGTTGAGAAAAATACTATTCCAATTAAGTATATCTTGCTTAACCCTTTTGATATTGTTGCGAAAAGAGCAACTACTTTTAGTGCTGTAGCTTATGAAAAAGTTCTTTCTGAGTATGACTTGGAAAGATTACGTCACCCACAAAACGAAGACGATAAAGACTTACTATCCTCGTTCCCAGAGGATGTTCAGAAAAAAATTAAAAATGGAAGTTTCGCTAAAAATGGTTTAAAAATTCTTATTGATCCAGCGCGTCTTCATTTTGCTTTCTATAAAAAACAAGATTATGAACCTTTCGCTATCCCTTTTGGCTTCCCTGTTCTTGAAGACATCAATGCCAAGCTTGAACTCAAAAAAATGGATCAAGCCATTACAAGAACAGTTGAGAACGTCATTTTACTTATCACAATGGGAGCGCCCCCAGACAAAGGAGGCATCAACCACCACAATCTCAAAGCCATGCAAGACTTGTTCAGAAACGAGTCTGTTGGAAGAGTTCTTATCTCAGACTACACAACAAAAGCTGACTTTATTATTCCAGACCTTAACAAAGTTCTTGGACCAGCAAAATACGAAACATTAAACAAGGATATTGAGCAAGGTTTGCAGAACATTTTCTTTGGCGATGATAAATATGGCAATATCGCTACAAAGATTGATATGTTTGTTGATCGTTTGAAAGAAAGCCGCTTAGCTTTTATCAACGAATTTTTACAACCAGAAATTAAGCGCATTTCTAAAGCTCTTGGTTTCCGTTCTTACCCAGAAGCTAGATTCAAGGAAATCGACTTTAAAGACAATACTCAACTGTTGCGCGTGACTACCCGTTTAATGGAATTGGGCGTTATTACTCCGCAGCAAGGTCTTGATGTTTTCAATACTGGAAGATTCCCTCAATCAAATGAAATCTCTCCTGCCCAGCAAACTTTTGTTGATGATCGTGAAAAAGGATTTTATAATCCGTTGGTTGGTGGCGTTCCAGTTATTCCCTCCTCTACGATTCCACAGTCTTCAGCTACTAGTAAAAATACTAAAGTTCAGCCTGTTAAAAATAAAACTCCTAAAAGTGCTGGTCGTCCACAAGGAGCCGTAACTGAAGGCACTTATTCCCGTAAAAGTATTCAAGATATTATTTATAAAATTGAAGCATTAGATTCTTCTGTTAAAGCTAGCGCAAAAGAAACTCTTGGTTTAAAGAGATTATCTAAACAACAAAACGGAGCTTTGGAAGAGCTTTGTAAAAAGATTATTTGTGCTTACGAAATAGATAATTGGGAAACAAAAGCCTTGGAATGTGTAAAAGACTTTAGCCAAATCGAATCTCTAGAACTTATGAATGAAGTTTTGGAAATTTCCGACGCTCACGAATTAGACTCTTATTCCGCCGCAATCCTTTACCACAGCAAAAATCTATGAAGCCAGAAGATGTACCTACTCCATTAAAAAAGACAGTTGAATATAAAAATGGAGTAGCGGAAGTCTCGCTGTCGTGCATGTGCATGGATGACCATGAGGATTATGTGTATAGGCACTTTATGAGCGCTTGTGTAATGGACCCACTAGCTTTCACTGATACTAGGAACTTGGATATGCCAAGTTCTATGGGAAAATGCAAAGCTGCTTATGGAAACATGAGAGATACTTTGCTTGAAAAAGCAGAAGGTGGACAACTAACAACTGAACAACTTAAACTTCCAGTTGATATGCAAAAAGCTTTGTTACGCAAGATGGATAAGCCTAGTGATCCTTTGAGTCATGAAATCAAAGAAGACGATATTCTAGAAAATATTGAAGAAAGCGATTCTGCTCAAAAATCTCAAAAAAAAATGGAATATCGTGAAACAGTTAAAACTCCAACCAATAGTTTAACTATTATTTCTCCAGAACAAATTAAAAAATTTGAAGAAGCAGAGAAAAAAGAAGATCAAGGCAGTGAAAACGCCGAAACTAAAGTGGTTTGGAAAAACACTATCGACTTATAATGGACTTTAAATATAAAACATCTTTTAATACATTTTTGCGCCAATGCTCTATTGGTGAAAACTCATTTATTTCAAGAGCTTCTTTAGATAATCTCAAAGATCTTTTACCAAGTAATCAAATTGATCTAAGTAAAAATATTGATCTTATGGGAGTAGCTTTTGACGCTGCTGTTGTTAATCAATTTAACAAAAATGATGATGGTATTGATTCTGAGACTGCTGTTAGAATCGCACCATACTTCATGCATAAGCCAACCAATATCGAGCATAACAAACAAAAAATTGTTGGGCATATTGTCTCGGCTGGATTTAGTTCTTGGGGCGAAAATGTTCCAATGACCAAAGAAGAAGTTATTGATACAAATGGTCTTGTTAATTTATCTTTAGGTTCTGTTATTTACAAACTTATTGATCCTAAATTTACTGATCTTGTTTATAGTTCAACCAATAAAGAAGACGGTTTGTTTAATACTGTTTCTGCTAGTTGGGAATTAGGCTTTTCAGAATATGTTTTAGCGCTTGGAAGCACTGATTTAAAAGACGCTGAAATCATTTCTAATCCTAAACACATTGAAGAATTTAAAAGTAGATTACGCGCTTATGGCGGTAACGGTAAAACCGAAGATGGATCTAAAATTTATCGCCTTGTTAAAGGTAATGTTTATCCATTAGGAATTGGTTTCACATCCACTCCAGCAGCTAATGTCAGAGGCTTATTGCTTGATAATACTGAGGCTGAAGACAATGTTTCATTTAAAGACAAACGCGATAGAAAAGTATTTGCTATAAATAACGAAAAAATAATTTCACAAATTAACTTAAACAATGTAAACATAAAAAAATCTATGGATTTAGAAAAATTTCTCACAGAATTAAAGTCTTCTCTACATGAGAAGAAGTTCTCCGAAGAAGCAATCGCTAATATGACAAGTACTTTTGCCGAAGCGATTCGCCAAAAGGACGAAGAATATCGCTCTGCTAAAACGGAGAAAGAGGCTTCTGAAGCCAAGGCCAAGGAGCTTATTGCTTCTGTTGAAGGTCTTCAGAAAGAACTTTCAGATACTAAAGTTAAACTTCAGGAGATTGAAGCAAACCAAGAAGCCGAAAAAGCTCTTGCTCGTTTCAACGCTCGCATGGAAGTTGTTGACAGCGCTTATTCTCTTGAAGACGCGGATCGCCAGATCCTTGCTTCTGAGCTTAAAGCCTTAGACATTTCCGATGAAGCTTTCGCATCTTATCAAGAAAAGCTGGCTGTTATTTGGAAGCACAAAAACAAAGAACACGCCGCTCGTCTTGCTGAAGAAGCAGAAGCTCGCATCAACGCAGAAGTTGAAAAGCGTTTGTTAGAGTTGAATAAGTCAACCGCTTCAGTTAAGACTGACGCAGAATTGGCTGAAGAAGCTCTGGAAAATGCAAAAGCTTCTGAAAAAGAAACAATCCCAAACAACAACGGAGACTCTACTGAAGGCAAGTCCTTTAAAGAGAAATTCGCTGCCGCTTTCTCTCGCGAGAATATCACAATTTCCTAACCATTTCAATCTAATAAAATATGTCAAATCGACTACTCCCATTCCGTCAATATGATGATAACGATGTTATCAACATGTACGCACTTGTAGACGCAGCTATCAACGACAACGTCACTGGCGTTGGTTCGGGCGATGCTGGCGTTTTTGTTAAAGTTTCCGCTGGTAACTTTGACCTTGACCCTGTAAGTTATGGCTCCAACAGCTATCTCGGTAAAACCGATTATCCTTTTGTTGGCGCTAATAGCTATCCTTCCGTTAACTTAAAAGTTACTCCTGCCGCTTCTGGCGACTTGACTAACGTTTTAGGTATCACTCTTCGCCAGACTGCAAAGTATGACGAAAATGGTGAGAAACTCCTCTACTATCGCCAAAAAGCTGAAGAACTTATGTGCGTACTTCCTGGACAAGCTGTTCCAGTAGCTACTCGCGGCGTGTTTTCTCTTGGAGCAAATGCTTTTGGCGGCGGTACCGCTGTTGCCAATAACCTCGTTGTTGGCAGTGGCTTCAAGCTCTCCGCTACACAGGGTCAAATCACTGGCTGTTTACCTAGCGATGCTGGTAAGATCGGTCTTGTTCTTGGCACTGGTTCCCGCACATCCCAAACAACCACAGATGCATTCGCAGGCAACTTTGTTGTCGTCGGACTCCGCATGTAATCTTAACAAAAGGAGAACAAAAAATTTAATATGAAAATCTCTCTCAAAAGAACTCCAGAACAGGTCGAATTGATCAAGGCTATGGCTTCACGCAACCGTCAGGTCGCTTACGAAGCTCAAGTTGCCCTTGCTGAATTTATTGGCCCAGTTCTCGCTGAAGTCATCAACAATGCTCCTACGCTCAGTAATCTCTTTACTCAGCTTCAGTTCAATGCCGATGATAATCCATCCATTCCTCTTGACCTGTACTATGATATTTCCGATGAGGACTATATCACCGTGTACAGCCAGAGCGCTGCTGGTGGTCTTCCTCAGAACCAAGTCCTTCCGACTGTTTCTGAAATGAAGATTGCAACCTACTCCCTTGATTCCGCACTTAGCTTCGATCGTCGTTATGCTGCTAAGAGTCGTATGGACGTAGTGAGCAAAACTTTCACTCGTATGGCTCAGGAAATCCTCTTGAAACAGGAGCGCACTAGCGCTAACCTGTTGATGGGTGCTCTTGCTAACGCTTCTACTAACGGTTTGGCCCATATCATCAGTGCAAGTACTGCTGGTACATTCCTGTTAAATGACTTCAATAATCTTATTAACCGTGCTCGCCGTATTAATACGTCCTTCTCTAAGGGTACTCCACAAGGAGCGGCTGGTACTTCTAACGGTATCACTGATCTGATTATCTCGCCAGAACTTGAAGCTTCCCTTCGCGCTATGGCTTATAATCCAATTAACACTAAAGGCTCCCCTTCTGTTAATGGCACTCCTGGAAACGGTAGTGAAAACGGTATTGCCGCTCCAGACGCTATGCGTATGGCCCTCTACAATAGCGCTGGTTTACCAGAATTCTATGGTGTTTCTCTGATGGTAATCAATGAACTTGGTAAGAGCCAGAAGTATAATACAATCTTCAAAGCTCTGTATGGTGGTTCATTCACTGATGCTACTCAGGAAATCGCAGTTGGTATTGACCGTACTCGCGAATCTCTTATCCGCGCTACTGCAATCGACTCTGACAGCGGTTCTGAATTCAGCCTTATCGCTGATGACCAGTACAGCATCCGTCAGAACAAGATCGGTTACTTCGGCTCGCTTGAAGAAGGTCGTATGGTTCTTGACAATCGTGCCTTGCTCGGCGTGATCGTCTAATAGACGCAAATAACTTGGGGGTTGCCTGAAAGGGCAACCCCTTTTTTGTTTATTTTTTAAACTTTAAATGTATAATAATATATGGACCCTAAAAATGAATTAAACAATATCGAGCACATTAATGGTAAAGAGTTCAAAGATAAAATTTTGGAATTAGAAAAAATTCTTGGAGTGCAAGAAGTTAATCCATTCAAAACTACAGAATTATCAATTTTTGAAGATCGCTTGGCTGATATGAATTATGCGGAGATGCAAAGCCTTGCAATGAGAGTTGGCGTAAGCCCTTACATTCAACGACCAAATCTTAAAAAAGCTTTAGTCAAAGAATTTAGAAATTATAACTTAAATTCTAAAGGAAAACTACTTCCCTTAACAACTAATAGCATCCAATTGGATAAAAATAATCCACAACACCAAAAGACCCTTAAAATTTTAGGAGATTTTTAATGAGCGTATATTCTGATTTAGCGCATGATATTTTTTCTGTAGAATTTGATTCTAATACTGATGTAGCTTCCTATACGCAAATTAGTGGATGGTTTTCTACCAATTTAGGAACACTTAATAACTTGCTTTATAGTAATTTTACTAATCCTGATCCTAATCTTGGCGACGAAGAGAAGGCTATTTATAAAGAGCTTTATTTAAGTAGTTTTTATGCCAAACAAGCTAGAAATACTTTGCGCGGTATTGTTGCAACAAGCAATAATGGAGATAATATTCTTTCTGTTTCTGACGGAGACAATAGCATCTCTTTCATTAATAGGAACGAAGTAAGTAAAGTGTATAGGGGACTTGCAGCAGACTCTCAAACACGTTTAAAAGAGCTTGTAGCAACTTACAATAGCTACAAAGCAGAGCCTCGTCAATTGGGCGGTATTGAAGCTGGATTCACTAGTGGAAGTGGGGTTTATTATCCTTATCCTTACCCATACTATCCTGGCGGTTACTTGTAAGAGTTGATGTATAAAAAAGAACCCCGCTCCTTTCGGAACGGGGTTTTTTGTATTCTAATAAGAATTAGAAAGCTAATTGAGAAGCTCCAGAGAAGAAGATCCCGTGAACTGTGTCATTAGGACCACCAATCTGAGTAGAGAAACTAAGATCAACACTCTTGTTTGAACCAATATCCGAACTAAAACCTTGACTGTTGAAACGAGCAGCTTTAAAGGTATATTTAACAGCAGGAGTTGTGATTCCAGGTTGTTTAATGGTAAGAGTAATAACTCTTTCAGCACCGTCATCAATCATGTCAGCTAAGTTACGAGCTTGCTGCTCATTGACGAGAGCATTGACAGTCATTGTTGAAATAACTGGGAAATCGACAACGCGAGCGAAAGCAAAACGACTACCAAGACGCTCAATAGGAGTGCGGCTCATTGGCAAGCTAAGGCTAACGCTTTGAATATTAATAGCATCTACGCCATTGTCAACATATACAGAAGGCGTAGCTCCAGTACCAGTGAATCCGCCAAAGCTGAGTGTAATATCACCAGGACGTAAGGCTGTTACACCATCGCCCGAACTTGGGGTTGGAAGAATTACTCCAGTAACTTGCTGAACTTTAGTTCCTGATTCTGGTTGAATAGCAGGGGTAGGAACTCCAGTCAATCCATTGGCAGAATAAGTCGATACATTAAAACCAAGACCTTCAACAGAAACTTTAACAGTTGGGAAGTTTCCTACAGAAGCGTCAAGACTATAATTAGTAATGAAACCGTTACCAACTCCAATTACGCTTTTTCCACTAAGAGCAGATTCAAAGTTAAGGTCAATGCCTTCTGCGGAAGTAGCAATATAAAAGTTTCTGCCAGAAGAGCTAGTCATCTGACCAGATGCGAAGTTTCCTGATGTGCTTGGACCAGTGTTGTTAACGCCACTGCCTTGAACATAGAAACCTAAAGCACTCTCATTAAAACCATCAGCCA